TCTGCCTCAGCGTTAGCAGTTAAGATTTCGTCTGTCATATTGTTTCCACTCATTAACGCCGAGCGATGGCGATGAGCGGATTATAACATAGGCATTTACATTCTTTCTGAATGCGTGATCCTTAACCGTTCCCAGTTCGCCAACTGAAGGATTTGGTCATACGTGATGATACGACCTGATACCTGTTGAATCGTATCACTGCTGGCTTCGTGAAGCTCCTGAATAGTCTCCTCGCGGAGTTCGTGAACCATCTTAATGAACCGAGCAAATGTCTCGTGATTATGCAGTGCCTTGATGTCGTCCTGTATATTCATACTATCGAGCTGCTGATCGAATTAGTTCAACTGTGCGTGGTCCTCTGGTTTTAACCTGCTTGAACCAATTACTGTCCTTGGCTTCATCAGCCGCAGTAGCGTAGTCATTTTTCTGAAGGGCTTCCTTCATCTTCTTGAACTCGTTAAGCTTGGTCAACCCTAGATTAAAGGACATATCCACAAGTGCCTTCTTTACATTCTCTGGACGCCTCGAGAATCCCTTGTCGTATTTCATTGCATCCTTGTAAGCCTTAGTAAGGCTGTGGTTATAAAGAATCTTTGTCTCCTGTTTGGTTAGCTTACGACCAGCCGTTAGTTCATTGATATCAATGCCCTGCTCCTTGAGGAACCGCTTATTGCTAGCATCCTCAAGATTGAAGCCGATACCAATGGTACGGTTGCCCTTTGTGTCCTTGTAGACCTGCGGCTTATTACCTTCGTTCAGTTCAAGCATCTGGTAATAATCCTGTGCTCTCTTCTCGTCAGCGCGCTTTTGAGCGTACTGCTGTGGTGTCATATTACTTGGCATTTGAGACGTATTGTTTAAGTGCTTTGCGTTGCTCTGGTGTAGCCATTGCGCTTGGGTCACCACTATAAATGCGAGCAAGAACAGTTTGACGCATTGCCTTTGGATTTTTTTCATATTCAGTTCCCTTGAAGAACTTTAGCTGATCCTCAGTTAAATCAAATTGCGGGTCAAAATCATCTTCACGCATCTTTAATCTAAGTGCTTCGTTTTGAGCAACTGCGCTAAGTTCTTTTTTGGATAAACTGCTGTAGGGGTTTAATATAACAAATCCATCCTCTGCCGCCATTCCAGCAACTTCTGGTCGGCTCCTGAAGAATTCATCCTCTCCGGGGAACAACTTGGATCTAATCTTTTTGCCGAACATTTTGTCCGATGCGCGTTTTTGAGCGTACTGCTGCGGCGTCATATTACCCGGCATTATAGACCCTGTGTTTGAATTTCACCCATCTGTGCAGGTGCTGTACCTACGCGACCAATCTGGGCGTTCTGTGCTTGTTGAATTTGGAATGTGTACTGACCGGCGTACTTCTCAAGACGAGCACGGAATGCTTCGTCACTTTGAAGTCGCTCCGCTACGTCTGGCTGCTGCGTGTACTGCTGAATTGCCTGCATAGCAATCCCAGCACCAGATGGACGTGCGGGCATCTCAATACCTGAGAAGATCTTAGCTAGGTCATCGGTTACATCCTTGATTACCTGCTGCTGAGCTGTCTCAACTGGCTGAAGGACTGCGTCCGCCATAACTGGGTCAATGCTTGCGGCAGCTACATCAAGTAGACTATCTACATTCAAACGACCATTTGCATTCAGTTGGTTCAGTGCAACGAACTGCTGTAACTTAGCCTGGACTGTGTCAGGATCCGTATTCTGTACATCGAAGTTAATCAGGATGTCGAAGTTCTCATCAGGATTACCCTTATCAAGAACCTGCGGATCAGGAATACCTGTTACGCGGAAGAAGATTTCATCAGGTCCGAATCGCTGGAAGCACTTAAACGCCATACGAATTACCTCAGCGGTATGGCTAAGGAACTTGTCCACAAGGAACTGCTTGCGTACTTGACTGATGCTAGAAGTCTCATCCAGCCCAACCAGACGATCCGCGAGCTGCATAAGCGTATTCTCCATCTCGAGGGAGCCACTGTTATAGGACGGCGTTGGCGCGAAGTCCAAATCACCCTTACGGCGATAAGGAATCATACGACCTGGACCCCAGTCAGTTGGAGCCTGCCCTACTGGATGCAGGATTGGGGGCAGTGTAGCTAGGCTGTTACGATCCACCCGTGAGTCCCGCTCAACCTTTACTTGATTCTGGATACCCCGAAGAACCGAAGGGATAGTCATCGTATCATATAGACGCTTACTGTCCTCGGACAGCTTGGTGACAACTACGGGATAATCCTCGTATCCGTTAAGAAGTTCAAACTTGGCGTAGCCCTGCGTCATCTCATCACCACTGAACTCACGGTGGAATACTGTGCAATAAATGCCTTCAGCACCATCCTCCTGGTCAATTAGACGCTGGTATCCGTAACAAATCTCAATCAGTTCCTCAGCCTCGTAAGCATTATCAGTAAGGCTGATACTGCGACGACCTTCCTGCTCGCGGTCAATGCTATCAACATTAACGCCTCGGTACTTCTCAATAACGTGTTCAACGAATCCTTCATCCCATCCATCGGTTACTACCTTATTCTCCAGTTCCTGTGGGGTATAATACGTACGCCAGAAGCAGTAAGGAGCGCGTTGTGGGTCCGTTACATAAGGTGGAAAGAAGAAGTCACCATCAGGGGCTAGTGTCTTTACGTCGGGTGCGTTTACCTGACGGCGCACAACTGGTAATTCGGCTACGCCATTCTTGCGTAGTTCCTTGATTGCCTTCTTGGCTCGCTTCGTGGATGTGCCTTCAAATACAGTTTGCAGCAAAGCAACCAAATCGTCGTCCATCTCGCCACTGTTAATAGCATCGGCTACTTCTGGTGACATCTGTGCAATCTGGTTTAGGTCCAGCTTCTGGAGGAATCGACGATCCTCCTGCTGCCATCCCACGTAAGTAATAAGTACACCGCGCTCAAGAAGGTAGTTAGCACCGAGTTCCATCTCGCGGTAAAAGCGTGGAATATATCCACTGGATACCATCCACTTGAGGAATCCTGATACCAGTTTACTGCGGGCAATATCACCACTCTCAACTGGGAATGCTCGTACATTCGCGCGGTTCAGCGCGGACATAAACAGTGATACTAAGCGGGTGATGCGCTCATCAATGACGTGGCACTCCATATCGGATGCGCCCTCCCAAGGGAATGCGTCAGCACCGTGCTTACGGTGATCACGGCTCTTGCCCGGCCACCAGTTGCGCCGATCGTCGTAGCTCGTACGACATAGGTCAAAATAGGATTCAAGCTCCGTTACCGTCTGGTCATAAGCATAACGGAGGGTCTTGATGTCAGGTTCGTCCTGGAGGTAAGTCAAGGACTCAGAAATTGAATCATTCAGCATCTTCTGTGTTTATTCTTTTTTGTATTCCTTTGAGCAAACGGATAGTATAACTCGATGATACGCCTATTGTATCACACATCTCTTCATTAGTCATCGGTAGCCGAGTTTGATGCAAGACGTACCGCCTCAGAATCTCCCAACTAGCCAATCTATTGGTCTGCTCCCTGCACCATCTACGATTCATTGTTACGTGATTATGATGCAGAACATAGCGTCTAAGATCCTCCCAGTTCTCAAACCTGTCCTCCTGTTCACTGCACCATTCCTGGCTCAGTGTTATTTCGCTACTTGCCGACATACCGATAGCTTACGCCCTTCGTGTCCTCAATTGCCTCAAAGGTTACTTCCTTGCCGACTAGTCGACCCTGCCACTTGCGTGGGATCAGCATATTTACACGTCGACCAATCTCCTTGTTGTAAACCACGTTGTACTTAGGGTTCGGGCATTCCTGTAGTACTTTACCGATGTAGTGCTTAGGAATGATCTCATCAATCATAAAGGATTCCTCAAGGATGGCCGTACCCTCCTCGTTCACCCAAGTGTTCTTACCTTTACCCGTCAAGGAACCCTCCGGCAGCTTCTCAGTAGCGATACGCATCGCTTCCTCGAACTCAACCTCCTGCTCCTCTGCAATCTTTGTCAGTTTCTTCTTAGCCATCAATAGCCTCCTTTGCCTGTATTAGTTGTTATCATTTCGTTTGAAGTGAAGTAGTCCGGACCCATTCCAGCGTTGGACATACGTAAATACCTAATAGCGTCAAAGAAGTCCTTTAGTGCCTCGTCGGACTTCCCCGCTGAATTGTAGTTAATGATGCTATCAATTAAATTACCGCACTCCTCGTGAACGTAGCAAATGGGGCGGTTGGCTTCATCAATCTCGTAGTTCGGATTATAATTGAACCACTCATCCAGTGCCGTGCAGCCAATCTGCTCCGTCTGACCATCGGATGGTAAGAAGTTCATCCCGTAGTCATAGAACCGAGTAAACAGGTCCACGTTGTTCTCATTCTCCTTAGCGAAGAAGCGGGAGTCCCCAATGCGCTCCATTACTTCTATTCCGAGGTCATCCTCAATCTCCTTGAAGAGTTCAGCGTACCTCTCAACATCGTATCCGAGTTTCTTAGCCGCTGGACCGTATCTCCACTTAGGATCACCGAATAACGCCCACTCACCGTACGTAGCCCTGTCAGGCCATTCCCTGCGGATAAATATCTCACCTTGCTCAGATACCCCAGCCCAGATGCTTACGTAGTTCCTAGCGAAGGCGGGGTCAACTACCTGATACCAGGTTAATTCCTTGCAATTCGGGAAGGTTAATCCGTATTTGTTAGGTTCATCCGAAAGAACATTGATTTCTGGACTGAAGTTCGGGATCAGTGAAGTCATTGACTTCGTGGGCAATCCGTACGCACGGACCATTATCTGGTCATCCGAACTGTTCCTTAGATCCTTGGCTATACGATCATAACCACCGAATGGGTTCTCGTCGGAGTGCAGATAAACAACAGCAGCGTCCCGCTCAGGGCTGTACTGCTTGACTGGTACTTCCCTGCCAAGAAGCTCTGCTCTGCGTGTCTCTAGAGTTTCTGCTCCCTTCAGGTACTCCGAAACGAACGGCGTGTACCCATCAATAGGCGTAAAGCCTAGAATCATCTTTGAGTTCCGTGTAGCTAGTCGGAACCGCAGTGTATTTACAAGCGCAGCATCACCTAGGTACTCATCCAGCCAGGCTCCTATATTTAGATTGCTGGCTCCCCTGAAGCCGAATTCAAAACCTTCAAGGATGGTCTGGTTATTACTGAACTGCGTATATGTCTTGAAGTCCACGCGGGTTCTAGTATCGGGGAAGATGAAGGAACTCCCCGTGAAGCCGTTCTGCATACTGAAGTTAATATAGCCCTCAATGCTCTTGGTCTTCCTCTTGAACTCCTTGGGCATCATTTCCCAGATGGCAGCCTGCTGAACCTTGACCGATGTATCCGCGTTCTGGCTGAAGCATACTACGTGACCATCCTGGTTCTGCGTAACAGCCTCCATCACCATCTTAGCGCAGCCCGTTGTTTTGCCACTGCGATTGCCACCGAAGGTAATGACCTCGTCGTATTCACTAATAGCGTCACGCATACGGCTCCAGCCCGGCAAATCAAAGCCGTACCGCAGAGGATCCTCCTCAGCAGCCTGTATACGACCCTCGTGCGCCCTATGAA